ACTATCCCTGAAGGTGCAACTTCGGTTGCTTTTACTATAGATTCCTCTGCATAGCTTAAGAGATTTATATTAGGATCTTCTAATCGATTTTTTAACCATGTTACTGCATCTTCTATATATCCATTAATTTCGGCTTTGCTAAAACAAAATCTTAATAAAATTGGAAGCTTTTCATATATTGTTGCAATAACTAAGTTATATTTTGCACTACCGGTTGCACTACCTAGCTCCTTTTCTGCTTTTACTACCAAGGTTTTAATTATTCTTTTAACCAGGTCTTTCCTGCCTTTTTTGTAAAGGATGCCTAAGACTGCAACAAACGTAATTACTACAAGTGCATCTGACCAGTAACTTACCAATAAAGTGTATAAAAATGTTAATATGTTCATTAATATTCCTCCTAAATTCTTATTATTTTTTTAATATAAAAAAGTGCCATTGCTGACACTCTAATCCATTACTTTACTATTCTTATTTTAGATATTGTGTAGATACGAATCCACCATGATCACCAAAATAAATACTTGTCCATCCACTTTTAAAGTTTTGATCTACTCTAACTTTATCCCCTTGTTTTAATTGACCTACAACTCCAAAATTAGTACCTTGACCTGCCCTAACATTTAGAGCACTTGCCATGACTGTTTTATAATTTTCTTGGGTAGTTGCAACTTTTACGACTATTGGATAAGCTTGTACTCCAATGGAATTATAAGCTACATATCCAGGATGTTCATTTACATAAATTTTTGCATTTTCCAAATCTGCAAACGCTCCTATTTGGGATCTGGTATCTGCCCAAGTTTTTCTTACCCTATATATTTCCCCTGATGTAGCAACTTTTACAGGTATCGCTACGGGTGCTACAACCAATGTGCCTAGAATACCCTCAACTATAGCTTTGGCAATAGCTTTATACCCTACTTGGAGATAGTGATCTGCATCCTCTGTATCTACAAAACAAACCTCGATTAGCATAGATTTTGCAACAGTTTTACGTATCACATAAAGTCCTTTGCCATCCTTTACACCCCTATTTCTAAAACCTAGTTTAGCTATATTAGAACATACATCTAGTGCATCCTGGTACTGTCTACCACCATAAGTATAAGTTTCTATGCCTAGACCTCCACCCGCATTAAAATGTATAGCTATAAACCAATCTAGGTCCTGTCTATTCGCTTGATCTAGTATTTTAGATAAGCTTTCATTTACCGAGCTTGCATAATCTACAGTACAATTTATAGCATTATGACCAGCTTCTTTAATTAGTCTCCTTACCTCTGTACCTACTAGCCTAGTATGTTCCCCTTCTACTATTATCCCCACTGCTCCGGTACCAAAACCACTTATGGTATGGCCATCATTTACACCAATATTTAATATTTTCATGTACTTATTTCCTCCTTGTTTATAATTGATCAATCCAAGTCCATATAAATTTTATAAGCCAAATTATAAATGCAACACCGTTACCTAAAATAATTGTTAATAAAATCCACTTTGTTTTTATTGAATTTTTAAGCGGCAGCTCCTCAATAGCGGTGACTTTATCCTTAGTTATTTGAACCTCGTTTTTTAAATTTTCCAGGTCTAATGTTTGCTTATCTGTAACTGCTTTTAAGCTTATTGTTAAATTTTCAGTGTCAATAGATTTCTGTAGATTTTTTACTGAAATAGTTTCTAAGTTAGTCAAAGTTTTTAAAATCTGTTTTATGTCTATTTCAGTCCTTATATTACTTTTTTCTATTTCTGTCATAGATTTAGAGCGTTCTTTATCGCTTGCTTGTATCTCTGTTATATCTTTCTCATTTCTTAATAATCTAAACTCTGTACTATCCTCTGCCATCCTTTACCTCCTGTCATTTGTGATATTACAAAACCCTTAAAGCTATGTGCCTTAAGGGTTTTAATTAAATTAGTTTATAGCCACCACAACCACCAGAACATGGTCTCACCACCTTTCCCATGAAGATACTATTTAATTAATAGTTTTAACTGATCTCTTAAATTCCTCTTTTGTTTTAATCTATCCTGCCATATTTGAGGAAGTAATAGCTCATTTACTTCCATGGCGGTCCAAGTATCTTCTTGGAATCTGCTTAATTCCAAATCTAGTTTTGATAATTGAGTTAATAACTCTGATATTTCTACTTCTTTATCAGTTATATCTAATAAATAAAATGTTTTAGATATAAAGTCATAGATGTTATAAGTATCAACAACCTCATTTGCATCTATAGTAATTACTTCCTCATTATCTTTTAAAATAAAATTAGTGGGAAGATCTCTATTATCTCCCCACTGTACTGTTTGTAATACCTTACCAGTTATCTTGTCAATAGTTATATATTTCCTCATATTTCCTCCTTACCAACAACTTACCAACAACTTACCCTACCTACCCATGCATTACCTGCATTATTAGCAACCCAAACCCTTATTGTATTTAAATCTACATCCAAAAAAGTTAGTCCTATATTTCCGCAAGTTCCTGAACAAGTTATGATTGGTTGGTAACCTAGATTATGTGTTAAATTAACTCCAGTATTGTCTGGTATAGTACAATCCCATGCAGCCCCAAATACTTTTCCTAAATCCTTAATCCCCTCTGTAGCTAAAAATTTACCACCTATACCTACATCACCTGTAGTTTTTATTGCACAGGCATGAGTTGGCCAAGGATCCACATACCAACCAGACCCCCCTGGTGCTATAATTTGAGTTTCTCCGGACAATCTTATAATTGGTGCAACAATACCTATTTCATTATTAGCATTTATAGTAACGTCGCCACCTGAAAATAGGTTTGTCTGTTTACCAGCTCTTATAGTTATATACCCAGTTTTTTGTGTACCATCATCATCCGCATACCAAATATAATTTTGCATGTTAAAAGGTTCATCTAAGCCTCTACCAAATGCAATAAAAGGATATTCATCTGCGCCATAAGTATCTATTCCTATACGCATATTTAAAGCATTATTTTTATATAGATCTAATACTTGATCATGGAGTAGCATATAGTTTGATGTATTGGAAGTTCTAATGGTTGCACCACTTATAGTTCCTCCATTGATTTGCTCTCCAGTTATAATCAGTGCAGTTATAAATTTACCCATGATAGTGCCATCCATTGTGATTGCCACCTCGAAAGGACCGTTTACTCCTGTATTGCTATATCCAAATCCTCCTAGATTCCATCTCCAACACTTTAAACAAGTATTAACATCAGTGGTATCCATTATCAAAATTTCGCAAGGTTGGCCCTCTGCATTTTGTTTGATTACTACATTACCGCCTTTGCTGCCTGTTATGAGTGCGGTGGCATTTTCTATAGCCTTTTGATATTCTGATTTAACTTGGATTATTTCTTTTTTAACCTCTTTAGCACTATTATTTATAGTTGTGGCAATATTAGCTATAAAGCTTCCTAGCTCAACTTTTTCAATTCTTCCAGTTAGTACGTTCTTAACTATTTTTATTACCTTAGCCTTTAAATTCATGCTTAATTTGCTATGTTTAATTGTAACTGTATCACCTAGATAAACCCTTTGTAGTATTGCATAGTTCTTATATTCCTCTGTTTTGGATAGTTCAAGGAAAGAGACTACATAATTAAATTGAGGTATATCACATTTGGACTCTACAAAGTAATTTTGTCCTGCTGCTCTTAAGGCATCTATATTGTCAATATCATTAAATTCAATAGTTTTTATAATAGGATGTGGGAAATTATTAATATAAGGAGAATCTATATATTTTTCAGGAAGCATTAATCCATCTTTACCAAGCACCATTGCTCTAGTACACATATTACTCATATCAAGTGTTTCATCTATACCTTGTATGTTTTTACCATAAGCAATTAAAACTCCTCTATCTAAGCCTCTAGCCCCTAAAATCTTAATTTCAAAGTTATCTCTTACAATTTCTCCACCCCAAGTATTAATAATACCCTCTTCATCCATTATTGCTTCAACTACATTTTTCCTAACATAATATTTAGTATTAGTTCCTCTAACATCACCCAGGGAAGTAAATGGATGCGTATATTGAGTATGAGTTAAAACCCAATCTAGTGCACTATGGCCACTTAAATTAGTTGGTCTGCAATCTTCTAAAAAATTATCTAGGAGATCATAAAAAATATGCCTGGCATTAACTTTAACAGAGGTTAAGATCTTAGATTTATGATATATTCTGAATAACTGGCCATCAGCTTTAATAATATTTCCTTCTAAAATATCTTTCCATTTTCCACGTTCATCCATGGCATGTTCTAAATCTAAATCATAAGAGCCATTCAGCTCCTCGGTAATAAGACAAGAAGTAGTATCATTTAGAACTCTAAGGCCATTATGAGCAAAATCTGTTTCAAATTTATCATATAGATTAATCAAATATTCACCCCCTTTTTTAAAGTAAAAGAGAGCCTTTTGGCCCTCTTATTTTTGCTATATTCAATTTTTATGCTTGTGTCGTCTTATTATCCTATTGTTTATTAAATAGTTATAGAAAAGGAAATTAAATTTATTTGTCGAAATATATACTGTTAAATGCATTTAAGATATTTAACAAGAAGGAGAATCATATGGAGAAAATAGATTATCTCGATTCATTAAAAGGAATAGCGATTCTAGGAGTATTTTTAGTTCATAGTACAATGTTCCTCTCTTTATTGCATATTACAAACTTACCTTTTTCTATTGAGCAATTACTGTATCTCGGTCGTTACGGCGTTTCAGTTTTTTTTATAATTAGTGGTTACACTATATTCAGAAGCCTTATGAACAAAAGAGTTGAAAAAGATTTTTTTATAAAATATGCAACAAGAAAAATTTTTAGATTAGCACCACCTTTTTACGTAACATTATTAATTGCTTTTATTTTAAGCCTTACTACAATGCAAAACGATTTAAATATAACATACAGCAATATGCTTATGCATTTTACTTTTTTATATGGATTGAATAAAAATACTTGTAATAATGTTTTAGGAGTAGAATGGTTTCTTTTCAATACTTTAATTTTTTCATTCTTGGTTTTAATCCCATATAAGTTCAGAAAATATTTAACATGTAAAAATACGTTTACTTTATTTATTATTACTTTGCTTATCTCTTTACTCTTTAATGTAGAAATGCATTTTCTAAATGTTAGAGGAATTATTGATACAACAACTTATACTTGGCTATACTTTTCCCCCATTAACTGGCTTTTTACATTTTCATCTGGAATATTTATGTTTTATTTTTTTCAAGACATAAACACTCCTAAGATAAAATTGATTAGTACATATTCTAAAGCGTTACTGATTTTTATTACGGTTTCTTTTGTAGTAATTGCATATTTAAATTTACCAATAGAAAGTATTATAGTTAGTTTACTAATAATAGTATTAATTTTTACACTTCAATCAATCTGGTTTACTAATAAAAAATTTAGTTATTTATTTAAATTATTTGATAATAAACCCTTTAGAAATCTTGGTAAGATTAGTTATTCCTTTTATTTAGTTCATTATCTTCTATTAACTTATCTAAAAAGATTTATTCATACCGGATTGTTTACTAATGTGGATTGGGTTAATTATCTCTTGCTAGTTCTAATATCTTTCGTGTTGAGTTTGATTATTGCATTTGTTTTATATTATTTTGTAGAACGAAAATCTTCATTATTAGAAAATCTTCTCTGTAAAAAATTGAATGTACAATAAGTACATTCAATTTTCATTTAAAGATTATTGCTTATCTATATTATTCTAAAGCTACAAGCTATAGATACTTGACCCGTTACAGTACCTAAGACAGTTACAACTCCATTAGTTCCAATAT